ATGATGGACGTTTTTATGGAGCAAATAAAGAGTTGCAAGAAGAATCAGTCGATGTTTATATATCATCTAGTTGGTTAGATAATGGACATTGGATGTGGAAAATTGTAGACCAGGCTTACAATGGAATGATAAATGGAGAAGATTTATGTTTACTTGCATTCGATGAGAGTATCACTTTAAAACATCATATTAAGTCTATGACCTATATGCAAAATGAAAAGAAAAAACAAGACCCTCTAACATGGAGAATCGAGTTTTTAAATGAACGTGTAAAAGAAGATACGAGTGCGTATTTTACATATAGTATGCTTCAAAAGAATCAGCGGGTAAAGAAAGCATTTTACCCTAGAAGAAATGCAGATGCAAGGTTTAATAAGAAAAATATCCATGATATTTCCAAACAATCCGGAGAAATCAGACTTGTTAGTTGTGATATGGCTTTTGTAGAAAACAAACGAAATGATAACTCAATCTTTTCTTGTATTCGATTATTGCCAGAATTTACAAACTTTACACGCAACGATTCAAGTGTTGTAAATGTAAGTAATGGTTATAGAAGAATTGTTCCGTATATGGAATCAGTTCAAGGTGGAGATACCACAAAACAGGCTTTGAGAATCAGACAATTATTTGAAGATTTTCATGCCGATTATATTGTGCTTGACCTTAGAAATGCAGGTATATCAATTTATGATATGTTGGCAAGGGTTATGTATGATGATGAGCGCGATTGTGAGTATTCTCCTTTGTCATGTATGAATGACGAAAAAATCGCAAACAGAGTTTTAGCGGATGGCGCAGAACCTTGCATATTTGTTATCAATGCTACGCCTAAATTAAATAGCGATATTGCACAAGATTTTAGACGTACATTGGACGAGGAACGAATTGATTTACTTGTTTCTTTTGAGAAAGCAAGTGAGGAAATTTTACCTCATATTACAGACTATGTTAATGCACCAGATGCAGACACTCAATTGTTTTACGAATCACCTTTCTTAGAGACACAAGCTCTTATAAGTGAGACAACTGGTTTGGTATATGAAAAGAATGTTCAAACAGGTGTTATTACAATTAAAGAACGTGGTTCTAACAGGAAGGATAGATACACAAGTGTTAGTTACGGAAGTTATTTTGCTGGATTATTAGAGCAAGATTTAATTTCTGATAAAGACGAATACGAATATGAAGTATTTGTGAATTAAGGAGGACAAAAATGGCAGGAAATAATTTCCACACTTCTCCTACTCAAAAAAAGAGAAGCAGTTCTCCTAATAAGAATGTAGGTGAAGCTAATAAGGCTCCGACAAATGAATTTTGTTCATATAACAGTTCTACTACCCTATCCACTTATTATTTTGGTCTTAATATATTTGATTATTACACATCAGAACAATTGGCTTCTCTGGTAAAAGACCCAATCGGTAATAATGAGATTTTGAGAAAAATTTCATTGATGTTATATAGCGCGAACGGTGTTTATACAAATACTGTTGATTATATGACAGCTATGCCAACATTGGATAAGGTTATTGTAACTCATGGTCAGAGCAAACGTAAAAAGCAAGCCAATAAAGAAAAAATGATATCCGCTCTTCATACCATAAAGCATAAGGAAATCGTTAGAGATGCCTTATTTAAAGGTATGATTGAAGGTATTGCATTTTACTATTTTGAAACAACTACTCGTCCATTGTCAAAACAGAAAACAATGACTGATTATGATGTGGAAAGTATTGTTGAGATAAATGAACTTGGAATCAATGCAAGTGTTATTTCTTTACCTGTAGATTACACAAGAATTGTTGGTATTAAAAATTCATCATATGTAATTGCATTTAATTTGGATTATTTTGATGATTGTACCGGAGAAACACTTGAAAAGAAACTAAGAAAATATCCAAAAGAAATAAGGGACGCGTATCATAATAGAGTTGATACTGCGAGTAATGATGGAAATTGGGTTGTTCTTGATAATACAAAAACCATTGTTCATAAGATTCGTAGTAAGCGGGATGAAAAATGGGGCAGACCATTAGTTCTCGCTGCTATTAGTGATATTCTATATGGAGATTATTTCACAGATACAAAACGCAATGTATTAGATGAAATTAACAATAGGATTATCTATCAAACATTTCCAGAGGGAAAAGAAAAAGGCACTTCTGCCCTAACCAAAAATCAGCAACAAAGTCAACATGACGCAGTAAAAAGCGCAGTTATGAATAAAAATAATCGTGGCGGTATATCATTTTTCTCTGTTGCAGCTGGTACGAAAATCAATAGTATCAATGCTGACAACACAGATATATTTGATGATAAATATGAATCTAATCTTGATGACAAAGTTGCACTTGATATGGGTATTGCAGCAAGTCTGTTAAATGGTACTGGTTCTGGAAATTATTCTTCTCAAGAAAATAATCTTGACCTATTAAGTTCACAGTTATTTCAATGGATTGAACAAATTGAAAGTGAATTGAATAAGTGCATCTCTGCAAACATCATTCAAGATTCACGAAATTGGGTGGAATGCAAATACTTACCAATTACTAATGTAAACAAGACGAAAATGGTAGGTTATGCAAAAGATTTGTATTTGCAAGGCAAAGGCAGTCTTTCACTGTGGGCTAGTGCATGTGGTATTTCTCCGGAAGTATTCTTTGCATTACTAGACCAAGAGCTTGAAGAGGATATAGAAAATAAATATCCAGTACATCAAACTTCATATACTCTATCATCTAATCAAAGTGGTGATGAAGGTGGTAGACCAATTGAAGAGGATTCAACGAATCCAAGCACTCTACAAACTAGAGCTAATGGAAGCAATAATACACCAAAGCCTAGTGTAGATAATGGTAATTAGAGAGTACACAATACTACTCTCTTTTTATATATCACGAAAAGGTGGTGAAAATGTATGAAAACATTTGAACTTTCTAGCCGTAAATCAAAAAATGGGCGAAGGAAATTCAAAGCTATTTTATACGAGATTTTCCCAGATTCGTGTATTGACGAAGTAGGACAAGTAGGTACTCAATTCAACGAAAACGGCATTACCTGGATTAAAGAATATTGCCAAGCCGCATTGCCAAGCATCCAGGGTATGAGTTTGAAGTGCGAGTTTCTTGATGATGAGCGTACAGAGTTATGTGGACATGGAGAGACTGAAATTTGTTCTGAGGATGGTTTACCAGTTTTTGAGAATGCCGTTGTTGTAGGTACTTTTGACAAAGGTTACATAGAAGAAATTGAAATGCCAAACGGCGAAATAAAAACTGTATGCGTTGGTGAAGGAACCATTGATGGTCTTTGTTACAACAATTTTTGTAAAAAACTAGACGAAGATATTAAAAATGGTAATGCACCATCTGGCAGTGTAGAAATTTTGAAAACTGGTGATAATGACGGAATCGTTTACAAATATGGATATAAGGAATTTGGTCGTATTCCTACCGTATTTGAGCATTCCGGTTATGCACTTTTAGGTGTTAGACCTGCTGACCAAACTGCGAAAATTTTGGAACTAAATAGCAAGGAGGACAAGAAAAATATGGATGAAATGCAAGTAAAAGCTCTTGTCGGTGAAGTTGTTAATACAACTATGAATGTTACTGCTGAGATGAATAAGTGTAAAGATGAGTGTGCTGCACAGGTAGCCGCTGCTACTGAAACAATCACAGATAAGGATAACCAGATTTCTGAACTTAATTCTCAGATTGAAACAATTAAAGCCGAGTTAGAGACTTGTAAAAATGAAAATGCAGAGTTAAATGCTGCAAAAGAAACGATGCAGTCTGAAATCAATGAATTGAAAGCTACTATTGCTGAATCCGAAAAGAAAGAAAAGATTGGCGAACTTAATTCTGCTATTGCTTCTTTTACAGATGAGGAAAAGGCTTATGCACAGGCTGAGATTGATGCTTTTAATGCTGACCCAATTGCATCGGAAGTAAATTCTGTTGTTTCTAAGATTTGGGAAGGTGTTGGCAAGAAAGCAAAGACTGATGCTGCACAGGTAGCTGCTGAACAGAATGCTGTTAATACAAATTACGAAGATATCTTCTCCGAGGTCGGTGGCAAGACTGCCGCTGCGGAAGATACCAATATTTTTTAATTAGAGAAAGGATGGGTATATACAATGGTTAAAGTTGAGACAGTTGGTATGTATGATGTTGCAAAAATCAACCCTACTTTAGTCGCTGAAAAGGCTGTTGCAAATTACAGCTTTATTACAGTTGACGGTATCTTATACCTGGTTGACAACACTGTAGTTGGTGATGATTCATACAAAGAAGGTATTGAAATTCCCGCTGGTGACAAACTTAATGGTTATGTTGTTAAGGCTTGGGAAGGACAGAAACTTGTTGTTGATGCTAAACATGTTGTTGATGGCATCGCATCTCTTAACAAGGGAGATGTTCTTGTTGCAAATGCCGATGGTAAGTTAGAGACTGGCGAGGCAGTTGCAGTTCATTTTATTGTTGCTGAAAAGACTACTCTTACAGAGCCAGCTATTAAAGTAATCGTTGCTGTTGGTGCTGACGAAGTAAGTGGTGACTAAGCATTAACAATAATACGAAAGGAAGGTTATTATAAATGAATACTACATATGAGTTAAACAATCTGCGTAAAGATTCTGACGCATTTAGTGGTAAATTCACAAAGCAGTCTCCTGTCGTAGAAATTTTCTCAGCCATGGTAAATGGCGAGGAACTTTCTAAGTTCGGCGCAAAGGCTGATACAGCTGTGAATTATATCAAAAACTTAGGTACTCGTGCAGACAATGGCGACCCTGTTGCTGTTGCCGAATTG